CGCGCACTCCGCGGTCGTGTCGTCGGTGATCACGCCCTCGACAACTTTTGTGAGCTGGAGATGAGCGGCAGCATCAACCAGCGAAACGGATGCCGAAGCAATTTCAACATCCAGCCCGACAGCACCGAGGTCAGCCATCCCAATCCCCTAGAGCAATCGCCACGCCGGAGAATGACCCGGTGCCGACGAGGTAATGATCAACGCCAGTCGATTCGCCGCGACCTTCTATGATGGTCATCCAGTTCGGCATGCCGGACCCGCTGAAAAGATGGCCGAGCGCGCGAAGGCCTGGCAACTCACCGCGGATCGTGATGGCCGACGATTCCACAAGGGTCATAGGGTAGAGCAAAAGTTTCCCTGTCATGGGGTCAGGGAAAGGAACGTTCGTGACAAGGCCGGATTGCGTCGCTGTCACGTTCGGGAACGGTGCGCCGCGCTTGTGGCTCGCCGTCGAGGTGCTGGAGCCTTGGTTGTAGCTCCCGTTGGTGTAGAGCGTGGACTGCGCGGCGGACGAAAACGCCGTCAGGCATTGGCGCGCGTCTGATGCCGTGGTGCTCGTGGCCGATGTGTCTGACCCGGCGCAGATGAAGCTGGCGTTGATGTCGCCACTGACGCGCGTGTTGACGAGGGAGCCGAAGCCCAAATGGCCGTCACCACCATCAAACCCGTTCGGGGCCAGCGCGCCAGTGCGATTGCCGAAAAGGAAGATGTAGAAGGCACTGTCGTTTGCAAAGCAGATCCACGGGCGCGCGGTGGAGGTCGCGGTGATGGACTTGCGCGCGTACAACCCGCCTGAAATCTGCCCAGCGGTCGGAAACTCGTTGGTCCCGGTGTCCACGTCGCTCATCGCGCCGTAGCCGATGACTCTGGCAAGCCGGCCATCAGAATCATCAACGCGCAGGTAGTGCGACAGCCCGGCGCCCTGCTGGAATGCGGCCTTGTTCGTGCCGGTGTAGGGCTTCGTCCAGCCAGCAGCGGACTTCGCGCCGTACCCGTTCACGAGGATGGCATCGAGCGCCGCGATGAGGCTGCCGGCCGTGCCGTCGATGGCTGGCGCGCTGGCGTCGTCGGAGCGATAGACGGTCGGTGCGGTCACATCGTCACCCGATGACCGCGCTCAGGATCTCGACCGGCTGCCCGCTGACCAGCACCAACGAGTTGAACACCACTTTCCCGGCGACCGCGACAGTGCCCTGTTCGGCGGGGATGGCCAGGCGCGCAGTGCCGGCGCTGTTGCACACCGTGCAGTAGGCCGCCGTGCCGCTCGCCGATGCATTCACGGATGCCGAGGCCGGCGTGATCGTCAGCTGGCCGGTGGTGCCGTTCACCGTGCCGCCCGGATCGGTGAGCGTGTGCGTGCACAAGAGCGCGTCCGCGGCGCTGTAGGTCTTGATCGAGCCGGCCGTGCCGGAATCGATCAGCGCGAGGAACGCGGTGTGCGCGTCGATCTTCGACTGCGCATCGTAGGTGGCGACAAGAGGGGCGGGCATCGGATAGTCCTTTCAGGCAGAAAGCTGGGCGGTCACCAGGCAATTCACGGTCGACTTGCCGCTGGTGCCGAGGCGGTACTTTTCGAGGATGACTTCGAACGCGCCGGCCCGGGTCAGCAGGTGGACGCGCGAATAGAGCCGGATCATTCGGACGATCGCGGCGTCGATGGCGAGGTCGGACTTCCATTCGAGCAAGAAGGCCATGTCCCCGGCGCTGTAGCCGCCGTCCGTCGAAGCGATGCCACCGTCCAGCGTCATCACGCGGTTGACCCGGCGCGTCTGGTCGGTGTCGGGAATCGACGTGAGCGGGACATGCACGTAGCCGTCCGGGTCGAACTCAGCAGCTGCAAGCACGCTCAGCATGGCTACGTCCCGAGCAGGAAGGGCAGGCCGTCGCGGTTCACGCGGACCTGGATCGCCTTCAGGATCTCGAACATGAACGCCTCCAGGTGCGGCTGCAGGCCGGCGCCGTCGATCTTGATCAGCGCGTCGCCCTTTTCCAGTTGCGCGGTCTGGGCGTTCAGGCTGCGGATCTGCGCCTCGGTCAGTTCCTTCTGCAACTCGAAGGCTTCGCGGCGCAGCTGGTTTTCCTTCTCCAGCTGCGACTCGATGATCCGCAGCGCGCCCCAGTCCAGCGAGTCGAAGTCCTTGAGCAGGCTCAGCGACGACGAGATCACGTCGCCGGTGCTGTTGATCGTGTTGTTGATCGAGTCGAAGGCGGCCTGGACGCGCTTGGTGTCTTCTTCTAGGCGCGCGATGTCGAGTTCGACCTTGAACTCGATGTTCTTGATGCGCTCGTTGCTGGCGATCTTCTCGTACTCCAGCGCCATCTTCTCTGCGGCCTCTTGCGCCTTGCGCGCGGCCTCTTCGTTCTTCTTCAGCTCGTCGGACTGCGCCTTGCTGGTGCCGGTGGTGCGCTCCATCGCGTCGCTGACCTTCTTCTGGTCGTCCGCGAGAAGCAGGGTTGCCTTGCTGAAGTCTTCAGCCGAAAGCCGGCCGTTCACGAAGGCCTGCGTCAGCGAGCCGCCGAGGCGCGTGATGTCGTCGTAGGTGTCCGCGCTCTTGAGCGCCGCCCGCAGGCCGGCGAGGATCTGATCGCCGCTGACTGCCGGGTTTGCCGCCAGGTCCGAGAAGGCCTTGGCGATCGCCTCGATCGGCTCTTTCACCTGGCTGGGCTTGACACCCAACGCCTTCAGGCTTTCGTTCAGCGCCTCGGCCTGGGCCTTGGAAATGTCGAAGCCGTCGGCGATGTCGTCGGCCGCCGAGGTGATCTCGTTGGCCGACCCCTTCGCCGCCGTCCCGGCGCTCGCCGCCTCGTCGGTGTATCCGAGCAGCGCGTCGCGTGCGCCGCGCGTGCTGTCCGCGGCCTTGTTCATTGCCGCATCAATGGCGCTTCCGAGGTCGGAGAAGTTGCCGGTGGCGATGGCCGCAGCCACGGCGCCGGCCACCTCGCCCAGTAGCTTGAAGCCGGCCACGGCGCCAGTGACGGCGGCAGTCGCCAGCTGTACGCCCTTGGTGAGCGCGTCGAAGGTGCCGGCATTTCCGATCTCGATGAACGCGAGGGAGACGCTGTTCTGCAGGCGCGCGAAGCTGGCCGCGTAGCCATCGACGAAGCTGGTGTCGCCAAAGGTGTCCTTCAGCGCCTGGGCGAACTTCGGCAGAAACTCGGTCGCCGTCAGCTTGCCGCTGCTCACCAGCGCGTCAAGTTCCTGCGTCGTCAGGCCCATCGCCTTGGCCGCGGTCTGGAATGCCCCGGGCAGGCGCTCACCGAGCTGGCCGCGCAGTTCCTCCATGCTGACGGTGCCCTTCGACACCATCTGCGACACGGCCAGCAGCGCGCCTTCCGTGTCGGCGCTGCTCTTGCCGAGCGCGGCCATGGCCTTTGCGACGGCCTCGAAAATGTCCCGCGTCGCCTGGCCTTCCAGCGACGTGCCCTTCGTGGCCGCCGTCAGCGACACGAAGGCATCGGCGGATTCGAAAAGGCTGATGCCAAGAGTGTTCGATACCCCAGCGATGTACTGGAATTCCTTGCCTGCCGCTTCGGTGCTGCCCTTCAGCAGCACCATTGCGCGCTCGAACTTCTCGGCCTCGACGTTGGCGTCGATGAACGCCTTGACAACTAGGCCGGTGGCCAGCGCCTTCAGTGAGTCGGCCAGCCGGTCGACGCCGCCGCTCTTGCCGCCCAGGTCTTCCGCCTCTTTGCCCAGCTGGTCGACCTTCGTCGCGGCGCCGCCGGCCTCGGTGCCGATCGCCTGCATGTTGTCGGCGATCTTCCCGGACACCGCGCTCGCGTTGTCCTGCCCCTGGAAGATGATCGAGACGGTCTTGCTGATGTCAGCCATTCACTTCACCTCGGCGGCTCGGCGCTCGTAGTATGCGGTCCATAGCGACAGTTCCTCGTCGGTCAGCCAGCCGGCGGGGATGACATCGGGTCGGCACTCGTAGAGGAAGCCGCCTCGCTGCTCGGCGAGTCGCATGCTGGCGACGAGGCCGGGGTCTGTTGCGAGGCGGCTGCGGGCTTTCCCAGGTCATAGCCCTGGCCGGTCAGTTCGAGGATCGCGTTGGTCAGCAGCCGGAACTCGATGGCGAAGTTCTCTGCGATCTTGGCGGCCACGTGCGACTCGATGGCCGGCGTGACGGAGCCCAGCACCAGCATCTCCAGCCGCTTGCGGATCTCCCCGGGCGTGTCGGCGCCGAGCCCCAGCGCCTTGCGCACCGCGTCGACCTGGCTTCCGCCGCTGGCCAGCGCCTTGATGATCGCGTCGACGTTCACGCCGCGCTTCTCGGCCTCCAGCGCGCGGTTCAGCTCGTTGCTGTTCAGCGAGCGCACCACGAACACCGCCGGCTCGCCATCGCCGAAGAATGGCGCCAGCGCGTCGACGGCAACCTCGCGCGTGCGCGGCACGAACTTGGCGCGCTCGAATCTGTCCAGATCGAATCCCATTCACACCCCGCGTCATCAAAGAGGCCCGGCGCGATTCACACCGGCCGGGCCTGGGAAACCCCGCAAGGGGCCAGGAGGCAACCGATTACGAGGCCTGCTCGATGGCCGGCTTCGCCGCGCTGACCGTGCAATCCGCCTGGATCTCGTCGTCGACCGGGAAGGTGCGGACAACGCCGAGCTTCCCCTGGCACAGCAGGAAGGGCGAGGCGGCGCGATCCGGGAAGAACTTGAACCACAGCGTCGAGTTCTTCAGCACGACCAGCGCGTCGGTCACGCCGTTGATCAGCCGGGCCGTGAAGCTGCCCTGCCCGAGCGTCGAGGACGAACTGCCGAGCGTGGCGCCGTAGACCTGCGTCGAGGTCACGCTGTGGGTCGTCTCCGGCGGTACGAAGTCCGAGGCCAGCGACACGACGGCGAAGATCGGCGACGAATAGCTGGCATAGACGCGCTTTGGCAGGCTGCCGGTGTGGATCAGCGGCAGGTCGTCATACATGGTCACGCTGCCGCCGGCGCGGGTTTCGACGCCGGCCTCGATCACCGGGCCGTAGTTCACCTCGTACAGCGGGAAGTCCGCGCGCTCGGTGTGCGTGCCGACGACCTGGAAGATTTCCGATGCAGCGACCACGGCGGCCGTGACCGACGTCGTGCGCACCTGGCCGATCTCGATGCTGCCCACCGGGATGAACGGCGGCCCGCCGGTCGCGCCGCGCGTCTCGCTGAATGCGGTGTGATCCGTGCCGGCCACAGCCGCCAGCGCGCCGGTGCTGTCGACGGTTATCGACGTGATGCAGTGCGTGTCGCTGGTCACGCCGCGCGTGATCGACAGCTCGCCAGCGGCCACCGAAGTGACCACGCCGGCCAGGTTGCAGGTCAGCGCGGCCACGTCGACCTTGTCATTGGCCGCGGCCGCGTCGGGAGTGATCGCGCCGCCGGTCAGCAGGCCGTTGGGGCGCACGACGGGCGTGTAGCCGCTGCGGCCGGACCACAGCGAGGCCGCGCTTTCGAAAGTGGTGTGGTCGCCGCTGTCGGTCAGCAGCGTCATTGCGGTGGCGTTCTGCCCCGCCTCGTACTGGAGTTTTGCATTCTCCGCGGTGGACATGATGGGCTCCTATGCAGTGGGGGTGTTCTTGCGGGGGCGGCCGGGCGGGCGCTTCGGCGGCTCCTGCGGCGCATCGGTGGGCGGCGGGTAGGGCACGTGGCGGGCCGGATCGAAGTCTTGCAACCTGATCCAGTGCCAGCCGCGCGGCCCATCCCTGCACACAGCGATGCGCGCCGGGGCCTCGGTTTGCTCGCCGGCCACGCGATCAGCCCATCAAGACGGCGATGCCGTCCGGCTTCCAGGCCTTCTTGCCCCACACGGCGGCCACGTAGATCATTGCCTTGTTGAATCCCTTGTAGACGCTGATCTCGAACACCAGCCCGGAGAACGGGTCCTGCACGAGCATCACGTCGACTGCGGCGTCGCCGCCGGCGGGCTTCGCCGGAGCGCGCATCGCCAGCTCGACCGCGGCCTGGTGCAGCAGCACGTTGGCCGTGTAGCTGTTGCCGATGGTGATCTCGTTGGCATCTGCGCCCGCGATGCGCAGACCCGGCGAGCCGATAACGATGTCGCCGCCGGTCGAGGTCGTTCCGGTGTTGACGACATACTTGTTCGTCGAGTCGCCGGCATGCGTGATCACGTCGCCGGCCTTGATGCCGGTGCTGTTCACCGTGCCGCCTTCGACGGTCAGCGTGGTTTGGCCGATGGCCTCGCCGGCTGCCGCGAAGTCATAGCCGGTGCCGGCGCCCTTGGTGTGCGCCTGGACCTGCGCCGACTCCTTGATCATGATGCCGAGGATGTCCAGCAGCGTGCCCTGGCGCAGCAGGCGGGAATCGCCGGCTTCGTTGACTTTCTGCAGGCTGGTCAGCTTGCGCATCTTGGTGCCGGCCACCGTGTCGATGATGAGCGACAGGCGGCCATCGTTCATCGGCATGCCGTTGTCCGCGAGGATCTTGCGCACGTCGGCCGCTTCGTCGAGGTTCGAGCCGAACGGGGTGGTTCCAGCAGCGCCCGCGGCGCGGCTGGCGTTCTGGTAGGCCTCGGTCGCCAGGTCGACTTCGATCTCATTGGTGAGCGCCCGCATCGCCTGGGCGATCTGGTCGCCGTAGATCGTCTCGTATCCGGCACCGCCGTTCACGAAGCGGATGTCCTCGCCGGTCCAGGGGATCGCCACGCCGCGCTGCTTGGTGAGCGTCAGCGTCTTGTTGTCGACCGTCTGGTCGGTGCCCTCCGGGATGGCCATCGCCGGCGTCAGGTTGCCGACCGTCGCGGCGCGGGTGAAGTGCGACCGCACGGTCTGACCGACCGCCACGCGCTCGCTGCCGGCGTTGATCGTGACAGAGGGGATGAAGCCCACGAGTTCGCGGGCCACGATGTCGGCGGCGCGGTAGATGTCGGCCGCCAGATCGTCGAGAACGTTTGCCATGATTCAGATCCTGAGAGGTTGGTGCCGCGCTCAGTCGGAAACGACCTTGCCGCCGGCCTTCGCAAATTCGGCGCGCTGCACGTGGTCCGCTTTGTCGAACTCGCTGCGCGTCATCGTCTTGCCCGAGCCACCGCCTCCCGCGTTGCTCTGTCTCACCCCCGCGCCTCCCGCGCCGGTGGGCTTGAGCAGACCGGGGCGCGTCTTGGCGATCCCGGCCACTCCGTCCTTGACGGGCAGCAACTTGCCGCCCTCGTCCTTGAAAAACAGGTCGTCGCCTTCCCACTGCAGCCGCTGGCTGACGAAGGACTCGACCACCTCGCGGTCCACGAACTCGTGACCGCCCAGCGCCTCGGACACCGCGGCGCGCTTCAGGCTGTCGCGGAACTTGGTGTCCGCCGCCGTCGCGCGCTCCGTGGCCTCGGCCTTCTCGCGCTCCAGGCGCTTGATCCGCGCTTCGTACTGCTTCGTCGCTTCCGCCATGCCCTTAGCATCCGGCAGCGTCTCCACGTCGTCGAGCGAATCCACGCCCAGCTTTTCCAGAAGCTTCGACTGCGACGAGCGCAGGGCCTCCAGATCCGCCTTCATCTTCTTCCTGCCGTCGATCGACTCGGACCGTGCGCTGTCGCGCTGTCCGGTCAGGTCGTCTACGTGCGCCTTCAGCTTGGCAAACGTCTCGTCGCCGAGCTTTTCCTTCAGTGCCTCGATGTCCATTCAGCCTCGCGCCTCATGTGTTGACGGCGCGCAGTGTTCGGCCCGATCCATTAAGGCCATTAATGGAGGCGCTTCGATAGTCGCGGCCATCGCAACGCCGGCTCCGGCCCCAGGCAATGGCGAACTCCGCAGCCTCGAACCGCTTTCGCTTCATCGGCCACGCCCTGGCCGGTGATGGGCCGTTTCGTCCCACCGTCACGGCGAACGCGGACGGCCTGGCGTCCAGTTCCGGATCGAGCTACCTGATCCGCTACCCGCGCGAGTCCGACCAGAAGTTCGCGCGGCGCAACGAGCTTGCCTTCTTCGCCTCGCCGCTGGCGCAGGCCGTCGCGCGCTTCGTCGGCTACCTGAGCACGAAGCCGCCGGCGCGCACGATGCCGCATCCGCTGTACGAGAAGATGGACGCGGACATCGACGGCAAGGGCAACGCCCTGAACGTCTTCTTTGCGCAGTTCCTGGTGCAGGCGAAGGCGCGCGGTTCAATGCTGCTGCTGGTCGACATGGACCGCGCCGTCGACGTGCCGAACCAGGCCGCGCAGATCGCCCAGCGCGCGGCGCCGTACTGGTCGGCGGTGCTGCCCGAGGCCTTGACCGAATACGAGATCGGCGACGACGGCAAATTCACGTTCGCCGAGTTCTCCGGCAACTGGACCGCGCCGGACGGCAGGCGCGTCGATTGCATCTGGCGGTTCGACAAGACCAGTTGGAGCGCGAAGGAATCGCAGGCCGGCAACAAGGTGCTGGCCGAGGGCGAACACCCGCTCGGCGAGTGCCCGCTGCTGATCTGGACCGAGGGCGGCGACTTCCCGCACTTCGGCGCCTTCGCGGCGATCGCGGACCTGTCGAAGCGCCTGTTCAACCTGGACAGCGAGCTGGACGAGATCCTGCGCGGGCAGACGTTCTCGATCCTGACGATGCAGGTGCCGGACGATTCGACCGAGGCGCAGAAGCTGGCCGCGGCGCAGACCGCTGGGCAGACCATCGGCACGTCGAACCTGGTGGTGCACAGCGGTAGCACGCCGGCCTTCATCGCCCCGCCGGACGGCCCGGCGAATGTCTACCTGCAGCGCATCGACAAGCTGCGCGGCCAGATCGACGAGGTCGGCCTGAACGTGGCCACGATCAACCAGCAAGAGAGCGGCATCGCAATGAAGATGCGCTTTCAGGCGATCAACGCCGCGCTGTCGGCCTGCGCCGAGCGCACCGAAGGCCTGGAGCGCCGCGCCTGGGCGCTGTCGCAGAAGTGGCTCGGGCTCAGCACGGCACCGGAGGCCGCCTGGGCGCGCGACTATGACATCGCCGACGTCGAGGTCGAACTGCAGATCCTGCTGGAGATGCAGCAGGGCGCGATGCCGCCCGAGGTCATCGTCGAGCAGCAGAAGCGCATCGTGCAGCTGCAGTTCGCCGGCCTGGGACAAGACCGCGTCGACGAGATGATTAGAGCGCTGGAGAGCGGCTCGCACGTGCTGACGCCGGGCGGGAACGTCGTCCCGATGCCGGATCGCAATGCGGGCGTGCGCGAGGCCATCGTCAAGACGCTGGGGGCCGGCAATGCCGCAGGCTGAAGACGACCAGCTGCTGGCCGCCGCCCTGGCCGCCAAGGCGCTGACCACGGCGCAGCAGGCCCTAGCCGCCGCGCAGGCTGCCGGAGAACGCGCGTTGCCGGTGCCGGTCGACGTGCAGGCGCTGCTGGCCGGATTCGTCGACGCCATGTCGAGGCTGATCCTGCCGACGCCGGCCGTGACCGTCGAGGCCGCAGCCGCGCAGCCGGTGAACTTCACCGCGCCCGATGTCACCGTCAACGTGGCCTCGCCGCCGCCGGCCGAGGTCAACGTCTCGCCGGTGTTCGAAGTCACGGTCCCGGAGGCGCCGCCTCCGGTTGTCACCGTGGCCGCGCCGGTGGTGAACTTCGAGCCGCCGCCGGTGAACGTGCCGGCTGCTGTTGTGCGGATCGTCGAAGTTGCCACGCCGCGCGCGCCGTGGCGCATGACCGTCAGCCGCGACCCGCGCACGAATCTGATCCTGTCGGCCGATATCGAGCCGGTGGAGGCGGCAGCATGAGCATCGCCGATCGCCTGCGCGCGCTGGCGGGCGCCGCCTTCATCCTGCTCGCCGCCTTTGGCGCGCAGGCGCAGACGCGCGCCGAGCTCGAGGCCAAGGCCGCCGAGCTGCGCGCGTGGATCGTCCAGCTGCAGGCCGAGGCCGACTTCATGATCGCGCAGCGCGTGCGCATCATGGAGGAGGTCGCCAAGACAGAAGCCGAAGTCGCAGCCATCGAAGCGCAGATCGCGGCCATGCCGCCCGAGCGCAGCGACGTGCTGCGCTACTGGTACACCAGCGACGACGGCGACGGCCCGAGCCGAACGATGTGGTCGCGGCACCTGCGCATCGGCTGGGCGAACAATGGCGGCGACTGGCGCGACGCGACCGGCGCGAAGCAAGGATCGGCGCCGTTCGCACAGATCGCAGTCAGCAAGCTCGGCCCGCTGTCGATCGCGCTGGCCGACGTGCAGGCCATGCGCCGCGGCATCCTGCTGCGCATCGCCGGCAAGAGCTACCCGAGCGCGACGCTCGCCGGCCGGCTGTCAGCGACGCCGCCGACGCTGACCGTGACGCTGAAAGACGGCACGCAGCGCGTGCTGCCGGTGCTGTCCCTGGCCGCGTGGAACACCACCACCGTCAACGGCTTGGACACGCGCCGGGCTGCCAAGCTGGTGACTGGCACCGGCAGTGTGCTGGCGCTGTTTGACATCCCCGCTGATGCCGTGAGCGGCGTGCTCGACCTGACCGTCGTCGCGCGCAACAGCTACCCCGGCACCATCAGCGTGCTCGCGCTGGATCCGCCAGGCATCATGTACCCGCGCGAGCATGCGCCGCAGCTCGGCATCGCGGCGACGGTGGCCGACGAGGAGGCGCTGAAGGCGCACCCGAGCGTGATTCGTGCCGGCGACTTCGACCTGCGCAACCGCTCCGTCTTCACCGGCATCGAGCAGTCGCCCAACGTCACGAAGGAATACCTGCCCGACCCGCTGGCGCCCGGCCGCATCATCTATCGGTCGATGTTCAAGCAGCGCGACGGCACGGCCAGCGGCGATCAGAACTGGCGCGGCAGTTTGAGCGCCACCGTTTCTATGTCGCCCGCAGACACCGCCGACCCAATGCGCCCGATCAAGGAGCCGGCGCCGCGCGAGATGTTCGCGCGGCTGTGCTTCAAGATGGAGGCGGACTGGCTCGCCCGCAACGACGCGAACAAGATGGCGCTCGGCTGGGACCTGCGCTACGGCTACTGGGCGCAGGGCGGCTACTGGCAGCAGACCACCGGCAACGGCGGCGCGCGCGGGACCGGCCTGAAGGTGCTGCGCACCGCCAAGCCCGGCGCAGGCCAATGGGAGTATCAGGGCCACAGCATCCGCATGGAAGCGGGCAGGGCGCCGATGGACCCTGCGCACCCGCACGATGCGCTGCGGCCGATCACCAGCTACACCTACCACCTCGACCAGTTCGATTTCAACGGCACGGCCGAGCGCTGGGGCAACGCCGTCATCGAGCGCGACCGCTGGCACTGCATCGAGCAGCAGCTGCGCGTCAACAGCGTGGTCGGCCCCTTCGACGCCAACGGCAACGGCCAAGCGGTCCCCGACGGGCTGATGCGCACATGGATCGACGGCGTGTTCGTCGGCGAGCGCACCGGCATGCGCTGGGGTCGACACCCGAGCATGGGCGTCGAAGGCCCGTGGATCAACTGGTTCTTCGGCGGCAAGCAGGCGGCCGACCGAGAGATGCACTACCAGATGGCCGACTTCGTGCTGGCCACCGAATACATCGGCCTGCCCAACAACTTCTCCCAACGCAACCACTGAAAGGCAATCATGACTGCTCGCACCATCAAAGCCATTGCGCTGCTCGCGTTTACCGCGTTCGCGCTGATCATCTACGGCACCAATGCTCGAGCTGCGCCCACGCTGACGGCAGATGCCTATAGCGCCACCGGGCCGCAACCGTCAGCCGCCGAGTGGTCGAGCGATGGCAGCACATGGCGCGCTTGCACCGTCACTGCGCGCGTTCCTTCCTGCGACCTGGCGACCATCGGCGCTGCCGGCAGCTACACGCTGCGCATGCGCTACGTCTACACAGCCGGTTGTCTTGGTGAGGTCTGCTGGGCTGCGGGAGCGGCGTCGTCCACCCCTTTCGCCTTCGTCTGGCAGGCCGTTCCTGCACAAGCTCCGGCCGGCCTGGCGCTCAAGCCGTGATCTGCGTTAGCGAGCTTTGGGCGCGATGATGAGATCGCGGCGCGCACTTCGCCGCACGGCTTCTGTGCCGCCTTCTGCGGCGGTCTTCCCGCTGTCTGTGCACGCGAGCGGGCGCTATTTGGTGGATGCCCAGGGCGATCCTTTCCTGATCCACGGCGATACGCCATGGTCTCTGCCGTCGTCGTTGACTGACTCCGAGGTTGATCAGTACATCGATGACCGAGCGGAAAAGCAGTTCTCTGCACTTCTCATCGAGGCCCCAGTTATCCGCTTCACGCCCGATGGAAGCACAAATAACGTCGATGGCGTCGCGCCGTTTACTTCGATGTCCGGCAATTGGAACTGGACGTTGAACAACACCTACTGGTTGCGCGTCGATCGGTTCGTCAATCGCTGCAAGACCAACGGCATTCTTGCGCTCATCAACCCGGCGTACTGGGGCTACAGCGGCGGAAGCGAGGGGTGCTACACGCAAGTGCAAGCTCAGTCGGACGGCACGTTGCAAGCCTATGGTGCGGCGCTCGCGACTCGCTACACACAAGGCAACGTCGCGTGGTGCCTGGGCGGCGATTACAACGGCACCAACAGCGGGGCACGCGACAAGCAATGGCAGATCGTTGCCGGTATCCGCTCGGTGCGGACGACCGACATCATTACCGCTCACGGCACGCCGCAGTCTGACTCCATCAGCGATGGGTGGACCGGGTACACAGGGCTGAACCTCAACTTCAGCTATCCAGAACAAGCCAACATTTACGAATGGTGCGCTACGTCCTATGGGCGTAGCGGGCCGATGCCCTTCATCATGGGCGAGGCCATCTACGAGCAAGAGCGCGGTTCGCCGATCAGCGCGGCGGGTCTGCGTCGACAGAGCTACCAAGCCATGCTGTCTGGGGCCTGCGGGCAGTTTTTCGGCAACAGCCCAATCTGGCACTTCGAGTCGCCCAACGCACCCTATTCCTACTCGGGCACCTGGGAAAGCAACCTCGCTTCGACCGGGTCACAGCAGCAAGCTCACGTGAAAGCGCTGTTTGCTGCATACCAGTGGTGGAAGCTTGAGCCGAAGACCGACACGTCGCTGGTCACGGGCAGCCTGAGCAGCGGGGACTCGCGCATCTGCCCTGCGCTGGCCTCTGACGGCACATTCGCAATGATCTGGGTGCCGAGCAGTCAGACCATCGCAGTCAACACCAGCGCTCTGACTGGAGTTGCCGGCAACGTGCGCATCCGGCGATTTAGCGGTACGGACGGCAGCTACACGTCGATCAATGCGGGCGTCGCAAAAACCTCGTCGCAGAGTGTGGCGACAGGTGCTGAGGGCGTGATCGTGGTGGACTCCGTATGAGTATATCGGCCGTTCA